CTACTATATCATCAGAGCATCCAAACCAAACCATAACTAAATACGCATTTACTAGTTCCCTGAGTTCAAGTCTTGGAATTCAATCCATGGACATATCAGGATCTGACTTCTCCCCCCATGGGGATAACTGGCAATACGAAGAGGAAACATTTTATACAGTGGTTCCCGAAATTATTGGAACAAGAGCAGTCTCCGACAAAATTAGAATCGCCGATTCAACATACTCCGGAAGCCTACATAAAGACTTATCAGTAGTATCGAGTTCCACCCAACTATCGGCACCTGACTCACCCCTTCTTGGAGTATTCTTTTCTCCTAATGATGATATAGATCTCGACATATCTCACCAAATCGGAGGTGCCAAGTTCGACGACTTTGTTGGGAATCCCCGGGATGCTTATAGATCAACATATAAGGAATTGAGGAACATCCAAAACTTCTATTGGAAAAAATACCAAGCATCTCCGACATTTGCAGCTTACCTTAAGGTACTAAAGTATTTTGATAGTTCATTATTCCTACAGCTCGAATCATTACTTCCTGCAAGGGCTAATAAGCAAACCGGACTATTAATAAAGCCGAATCTTTTGGAAAGACCAACAATTGTAAGGGCATCTCAATCCTTTGCAAACTTGACCTATGAATCCCCTGTGGTAAATATGATACCATCGTCTAGCACTTATATGGCTGAGACAATTACGTCAGATCTCAAAACATATATCGTAAATGGTCGGGATACCCATGTAAACGCTAGTCAACACCTGCCAAATAGTTTTGACGATTCTTTAGCTACAGCATATGGCATAAGCAATATGGCTTCTCAAGACGTTCCTGTTTATGACAGAGCATCAGTCAGCAGGAGAGTGAGAATACAAGGAGAAGATGGAACAGACCAAACGGTACAGGCACAGGACTTCATACCTGCTGGTATCAAGAACCAAAGGTACGCCGGATCCAAATACGGAATCGTCCAAGGTTCTATAGGGGGAATTATAAACCTAGTAAACGACCCTACGGTTACTGGCAAAGGATTGTTCGACTCAGCCACAAATATTAAGTGTTCAATCGAGGTCACAGAGACAAATCCAGTAGAATTAACAACAACCGAAGGCCCAATGACAGGTCTGGGTGATATACAAATTAGATAATCAATATTCAAGATATTTATATATAGTAAAGGAGATCTTAATGGGATATTTAGACAAATCAACAATAACCGTCGATGCTATATTGACAAAAGCAGGTCGAGCAAAGCTCGCCGCTAATGAATTCAACATAACCAAATTTGCATTAGCCGACGATGAAGTCGACTACAACTTATGGGATGAGAACCATGGTAAAGGAACAAATTACTATGGTCAAGCAATCGAAAACCTACCGATGATAGAAGCAGTACCTGATGGCTCAAAAGTTATGAGATATAAACTGATGACGCTTTCAAAGAACATCCAGAAATTACCATTCTTAGTCCTCAATCCAACAGATGCAACATACCCCGTAACCCATGGAGGTACTGGTACGATCACAGCCCAAACCACTACAGGTGGCGGAGGAACCAATTTCATGGACACTTTCTATACTGCAATCATATCCAATGGGCTTCACGCTCAATTCGACGGCGACATCAACTATGACGGTGCATCGGTATCTAAAAACTTCCCTGTAGTAGGAACATCAGGTATTGCACACATTGTATTTACTGGTAACAATACCACTACAGAAACAAAATCTACAACTATAACGATAGTCGGCGGTGCAACAGGAATAACCAGCACTGTAACAATCAACGTAGCTCCCATCCCGGTAGCCCTAGGTTAATAGGAAAATAAACAAATGGCTTCACTCCAAACAATATCAGCAGCTAACTCATCATTCATAGAGTTTACTACATATGTCACCGACGCACCAACTCCTGTCACAATCTCCACCGACATAGTGATAAATTCTGTTGGTGAGAGAATTAATTCTGCAATGTGGGACAGCGGAGACACCACCTTAGAAGCTGGCGAATTTTTCACATCCTCAGCTCAAAGGGCTACATCAGGAGAATATTACCTGGATGTCTTTAGAACAAACCCTGATCTCTCATCTTCTGCAGTTCCACAGTTCTCAATAGCTTATGGTAACTACAATGGATATGGTGAAACAGGACTAGAGGGCCAATCAGATACAATGACCCCCACTAAAGCTATATATACCCAATATGCTGCTTTACTCGAGGATAAGAGCACTACTGACACAGATTTTAAATTCAAAATATCAGGCTCTGCCGTTGATTCTATATATGTTATTAATATTGGTAGAAGTCAATTAAAAGAACGTGTTGATTCTGGAAATTGGGAATTAAAAATTGGAGACAATAAAATATCCTTGGTTGATGAGTATGTAGGCTCTGGTAGTAATGATTTGGGAGATGGGCCTATTAATGTGGTGTCCGGATCAATTGGTGGAGGTATTGTTGCAGGAGAACCTACATCATATGGTCTTTTCTATCCAAATTACGGTGTTATTGTCTTGAATGCTACAGAACTATCTGGTGATGTAACTGGGTTAACTGAAGATCTTAGTACATCAAGTTATGATGGCACAGGAACAGATTATTCGCCAGTCCAGGCCATGACATACGCAAATCCAGACAACTTCTTCTCGGCTATTTCAAGTGGATCTTATTTCAAAGCAAGAAGTACAGAGCACCTACATTCTAGGACATACTTCTGTAGGATTCCTTCGTATGCTGCTAACTTCTCATCCAACCCAACCTTTGTCAATACAACCCTAAATGATGGATCATTTTTACATCCATCTATGGTCGGCAACCCAAAGACATATATAACAACTGTAGGTCTTTATGATGAAAACAACGAACTAATGGCAGTAGCTAAGCTTAGCAAACCTTTATTGAAGTCATTTAATAGAGAAGCTTTAGTTAGAGTCCGCTTAGAATACTAGGACTCTAAATATGGCTGGAGCTTTCAAAACAATAGCTACTAAAAATATAACCCGACACACTGCTCATAAATCTTATGAAGTTGTTCTAGTAGGTGCCTCGGGAAGTTTTGGCACTGAGACAGACTTAGAGGTGTTTGCATACACAGGAATAAAAAATACCGGAGAGTATGGTCTTGCTGACACTGCCACTACAAATGGCCATAATAAACGAGATATCTATAGCTCTATAAACGCAGATTTCTATATGAAAGTGCCCAGCACTCTTTCGGGATCTGACGATGCACGTTCCGTCTATGGTCTTGTAGATCAAACCCATTCTGGATCCCTCCGAACTATTATTGATCCATTAACAACTTCTCAAGTAATTTCAATTCCACACCTAATGATTGGGGATGGGATTAAACCTGGGAGTGTTCAAATTACTTCTGGATCCCTAAGCTATTCTGACGACATCCATGGCAATCTTTTACTAGGCGCAACAAAATCGGGCAATGTGTTTTATGAAAGTGGTATGATAGTTATCCACACCGAATCTCTTGATACTCACGACTGCACTCTTAGTTTTAAGAACACCCATGTAATAGAAGAGCATGAGTATATGTGCAACGCTGGTAAGCACGAATTTAATGCTACGACCAACCACTCAGTTCTTAGCGATATAGAAAATAAAACTATGCATGGCTTTGTTAGTTCGTCTGCATGGAATCCCTATGTAACTACAGTGGGGTTATATGATGATGCTAATAATTTACTAGCAATCGGAAAACTAGGACAAGCAATAAAAAAATCTGAAAAGTACGACACTTCATATGTCGTTAGGTTTGATACATAATAAAGAATGAGTCATTGGAAATACAAAGGCACACCTCTGTCTGAAGTTCCCAAGGGATTTTTCGGTTTTGTTTATATAATTACCAATAGTAAAAATGGTAAGAAGTATATTGGCCGGAAGTACTTCGGAACCACAAGAAGAGTTAAAGTGAAGGGCAAGACCCGAAGAAAAGTCGTTAGAAAAGAGTCTGACTGGAGGACTTATATAGGATCCTCTAAAACCCTTACCTCTGCAATAGAAAAGTTTGGATATGACAATTTTACTTTTGAAATCCTATTCCTAGGTGAAACAAAAGGTCAAGTCAATTATATGGAAGAAAATATCCAACACAAAGCAAATGTGATGATAAGAGATGATTATTATAATGATTGTGTAGGTTCTAGGAAGTTCGTCTCTGTTAAGTTTACCGATAGATCAAAAGCATTAATTTTTGAAACAAACCTCCCAAAATAATTTTTTTTCTCGTAGTTATTTCTTATATTAAGAGGGCATGATTAAACAGAAGATAAAGCAGATATTAGAGAGTGTTCTTGGACATGGTCATGATAAGAACTATGGAGATGTATGGTTTAATTGTCCGTATTGTCACCACCCAAAACCCAAGCTATCCGTAAACATAATAAATCAAAAATGGCAATGTTGGGTCTGTGGTAAGAAAGGTAGAAAGCTTGTAAACATATTAAAATCCCTCCAGGCATCATACCAGAAGATTAAAGATCTGAATAAGTTAGTAGGTGAGGTGGATGACTTCAAGGTTGAGAAACAGCAGACATTCCTAGCTCTCCCATTAGAATACATTCCAATACTAGAAGGTAATATGAGAAGTCCAGACTTCAGAAATGCTGTATCATATCTTAAAAAACGAGGTATTGAGAAGTATGATATTCTCAGACATTCAATAGGCTATTGTGAGTCCGGGGAATATGGTGGCATGATAATAATACCTAGCTATGATAGTTCAGGTGAGCTTAATTACTTTACTGCCAGATCGTTTTATGATACTGATTTCAAACATAAGAACCCAAAGGTGTCAAAGGATATTATTGGATATGACTTATTAGTTAATTGGAGTGAGCCTATTAATATTGTAGAAGGACCTTTCGATGCATTGACAGTTGGTGAGAATGCTATTCCTCTATTTGGTAAGATGATTCAAAAGGCTCTTAGGTATAAAATCCTACAAAACAGGGTTACAAGAGTTAACTTATTATTAGACGCAGATGCAAGAGTTAAAGCATTAGAACATGCAGAATTTCTTATGAACAATAATGTAGAAGTTCATATGGTAGATATGGAAGATTCAGACCCAGCAGATCTAGGTCGTTCCAAAGTTTTAGAATTAATATCAAAGTCATCTAAATTGACTTTCGGAAAATTGATGGAATATAAGCTATATGCAAAAGCTTGATATTGGAATTAGCTCGGTAGAGCAAATACTTCATATTGCAGACATACACATCAGGAACTATAATCGTCATGATGAATATAGAAAAGTATTTAAGGAACTATACAAAGCCGTAGAGGATTTACCTAAGAATGCCATAGTATATATTGCAGGAGACCTTGTACACAATAAAATAGACATGTCTCCAGAACTTATTGACTTGACATCTGAATTCCTTAGAGAGCTTGCTGATCGCCGACCAACTATATTCATTCGTGGTAATCATGATATGAATTTAAATAATAAAAGTCGGATGGATGCACTAAGACCTATATATGATAGTCTGAAACATCCAAATCTCCACTACCTGGATAAAACAGAAGTTTATGAGACAGCAGACTTATATTTAAGTGTGTTTGATATTGCCGATGAGCCTGAGAATTATACCAAGGCTACTGATATTCCTGATGACAAACTAAAGGTTGCATTCTTCCATGGTGCTGTCGATTCATCTACGACTGACGGAGGATTTAAAGTTACAAACTTAAATCATGGCATCGGAATGTTTTCTGGCTATGACCTGGTATTATTAGGCGATATACATAAACATCAATATTTGGACGTTGACAAAAGGGTTCACTATCCTGGGTCACTAGTCCAACAGAATTTTGGAGAAGCTTATGAAAACCACGGCTATACTATTTGGAACACTACTGACTTGTCTAGCAGCTTTACTCATATCCATAATAATCATGGGTTCTATACCATTGATATTGTTGATGGGATCCTACCTAGCATTAAAACAATTCCTAGGTTTCCTCGACTAAGAATTAGAACTACAAATACCACCGAGGCAGAACTGAAGACTCTATTAAAGACTGTCAGAAAGAAAGCAACATTTGCTGATGCCATGGTTATTAAACTTGATAAGGTTGCTGGTTCAGCTTCGAATAAAACCTCCAAGGCATTAGTAAACAACGTCAGGGATGTTGAGTATCAAAATGAACTTATAGGAGAGTACATAGAAAGAAATTTCAAGGCAGACCCAGCAATAATCGATAGAGTTAAGAATATCAATCGAGGACTTAATAAGAGCTTGGCCCCAATAGAAATATCTCGAAATATATTTTGGAAAGCTAAGAACTTTGAGTTCTCAAACATGTTTAGTTACGGACCAGACAATACTATTGATTTCAGTAAGGCATCTGGATTAATGGGATTATTCGCCGCGAACCATTCCGGTAAGTCCGCCATTCTTGATTCCATAGCATTCTGTTTATTTGAT